ATGAGAGTTAAAGTTATCGAAACTGGTAAAACTGATATCCTTCGCTTTGATGTGAATGGCTGTGATGCTTTATCGGATCTGATGCAAGGATGCGATTTTGAAGAAGTTTGGGATGATGAATTAGGCGATGTCATCTTGATGCCACAAGATGAGTATGAGTGATGGGTTGATATGATTGAATTGCTAAATGAAGAGGCGTCGCTTAGAGAAGAACTGGAGGAGGAACAGGGCAGCGAGGCGGTGAATAAGGCCTTTTGGGAAGCTCAATCCTATGGCGATATCGACTTAGATGATTGCACTAAGCGCAGTATCGCCGTGCTAAAGGAAGCGTTAGGTAGAGAGGATTGATAGTTAAAGCGGGGATTTTCCCCGCTTTTTTTTTTCGCGTGCTCTTGTCCTGGCGCCTCACGGGCAGGGCTGCGCGGTAGGCGGCGCTCGGTGGTGCTACGGGATGCGGGCAGTATTCCGCCGGGATTACCGGGGGTGTTCGTGGTTACTGGCCCCCCAGCGGGCTGCGCGACGGGAATAGGTGGGGCAGCGCAACGGATCTATTGCGTCGCCCAGGTGTTGCTCGCCCTTGTTGGCCAAAGCGGTATTTCGCCACGCACCGGCTGCTCTTTCGGCAATCCGTCGTTTACTGAAGCCGTCGTCCGGGCAAAGCGAAGCGTCCGCGCCAGCGGTTGACCGGACAAGGTTATTCCTTTTTCGTTTCGCTTGATTGGATGCAGTTGCGGCGCCCAGGCCGTAGGCGTCCCAAAGCGAAGCGTCCGCGCCAGCGGTTGGGGCGCGTTATCTAGTCAATCGGTGCGCAAGGATGCTCCCCGGTAGTGATTACGGGGCGTTAATCTTTCGGCGTGAACGGGGGCGAGTCGGGTCTAGTAGTACCCGACTTAGTCCCAAAAATGGGACTATTCTAAACTCGCTGTAATGTTTGCGGATAGTTTTATCCTTTTTTCCGTCTTTTTTCTTGACAGTTCTTCTTTTCTGTGGTTGTAAATTTTTCGCCATTCGCTTCTTGTCGCCGCATCGCTGTCGTTGTCCATTGAGCGCGCTAGCGATGCCAACATGAGAAAGTCAAGATTTAACACTTCGCTGATTTTCATCAATATTTTGTCTTCTGGCGTGGCGCCTTTTTTCCAGTTGTAGAACTTTTGCGAGGTTACACCGAACCGCTCAAGGAAGCTGCGTGTGCTTTCGCCTTCTTGCTTTTCTTTCAAGATTATTTCTGTGAGTTCGTTCATGTTTTGCGCTCTCTTTTTTCGGCGCAAAAATTGTACATTTGCTATTGACATCGCGAGCCGTCCATTTAGAATGTACGTACATTGTAAATGGACAAACGGCTTTTTTCATGATTGACTGGCTGAACATCGAGGTTCCTATAGCGCACATCCCCATCAAACAGGGGCGGCGCATGGTCATTGACCACGATGGGGCAATTACGTCCGAGTTCGTCATGTTTCGCGGCGTCGAGCGCGAGTTTGCCGAGGGCAGCTACTCCAGCCGCGTTGCCGTGTCCAGCATTGATAGTGATTACACCGCCGCGCAGGTGGGACGGTTGCCGTCAGGCATGGTTTCCGGCATCTCTGTCAAGGGCAACCCGACGAAGTACTTGCAAGGTCATAACATTTTCGGCATTTCCTGCATCCGCACGCTGGCGCGTTCCGTGGTTGCCGACGTCCTCCCCAAGATGGGTTTCTCCGCCACCGATACCGCGCGCGCCGTCAAGAAAATCGATGCAGGCGAGTACCGCGTTACCAAGATTGACCTGACCAAAATGTTCCGCCTCGGTACCGACCAGGACGTGCGCGATTACCTGCGCATGATGCCTTTCACCGTCAGCGCGAGAGGCGACAGGTGCGAGTTTTGCAAAAACACCTTTTACGTTGGTAAACATTCTGGCCTGTGGTCGCTCAAGATTTATAACAAGTTTCTCGAAATTACCAGCCGTTCCAAGTCGCACCGCCTGCCGGATTTTTTGCCGCGCGATGCGTTCGAACAATTCACCGCAGGACAGCTTCGCGTTGAGCTTGTCCTACAAAAACAGATTTTAGATCGTCTTCAATTAACCAATCCCGTTTTACTGCAAACTAAACTCAATGAAGTATTTAACGAATTTACCGGGAGAATCACCATGCGTAACCAAGAAATTGCCGAACATGATTACATTAAATTGCCTTCTTCCCTTCAAGGGACTGTTGAGAAATGGCGCGCAGGTCGTGATTTGAAGATGCTCATGTCTAAAACCTCTTATTACCGCCATCGCGCTGAACTTTTGAAACGTGGCATTGATATTTCAAAGCCGCCAATCATGGCGGAAGACCGCACGGCTATTGTGCAGCCGATAAAAGTATTGGCACCGATGGAAGTAGTAGAGATTCCGCAGAATTTGCAACCGTATTTGTTGAAGGTGGCGTGATGAATTTTTTAAGCATAGAACTCGACAAGATGCTTGAAGAGTATGAGGCTTTGGATATGGAGTGGCGGATGTTGGCTGAAGAACCATTTTCCCCGGATAACCTTAATGAGATTACCTCCATGCAAACAAAATTGCGAGTTTTGAGCGTTATGATTGCTGAACAGCTTATTGCGGATAACAAAGCTGGACTTTACGATTCTCCCGTTGTTTCATCGGATGATTTGGTGGTGTAAATATGGGTGTAAATATGATTGAGAAAATATTTTTGGAAGAGGTAATTGACGAGATTGAAGGTTGGATTATTGAGCTTCAGGAACAATTGGCAGAGGCGAGGGCGGAAGTTCAATCATTAGAAAACCAGCTTGATGATGCCATTAAATCTTTGGCAGATCAGAAAAGCAAACTTGAATATATAATTGAAAACGAAAGTGAAGAAGATTAGGTTTTTATATTTTTTCAGTAACAAGCAGTAAGAGGTATTTATGAATCTGCAAAATGGTACTTATATTAAAGGTGAAATCCGTGGTGTTAAATCGCGTGAGGTTGTTAAACGTGATACTGGCGAACGTTTTGAGTTTTTCTATGTCGTGGTTGAAGATGATCCGGTGCGTGACAAGAAGGATATTCAGCTTTCGCGCGATGCAGTCAATGCTGGGCTTTATCAGAAGTTGCAAGGATTGGTTGGTCGTGTTGTCCTGTTGCCTGCTTATGTGAGTTCCAAAAACAATTATTTGTCGTGGCATTATTCCGGTTATGAAATGCCTATGCTTATGGATCGTCCGGCGACACAGGAGAAGGCATCATGACGGATTATTGTGCCGCTTGGTTTTCACAATCTGGACTTCTCGAAATGACACTTTCGCAGATGTTTCATGATTTGTTCTGTTATTCTCCGTTATCGGCTAACGGTCTTTTTCAAATGGGATTTATGTGATTGATTTTTCCTTTCTTGATTCGATTAAGGGCGATTTATACAAATTTATCGGTATTCTGATTCTTTTTGAGTTGACGCTGACTTTTTTTGATTTTTTGAAAAAAGCTGCTGATAGCCGTTTAGAGAAGAAATTTTATAAATCCCTTAGTGATGCGGAGAAAAAGTATTACGACCGCGTTAAGCGTACTACTGAGATTTCCACCGTTGCGCGTCATAGCGGACGCAAAAAAGCGCGTAAGAGGATGTTTTGATGTACGTTTGCGTAAATATTGCCGACAATGTTTGTCAGCAATGGGTCAATGTATCCGAGGCTTTCGGCTTGTCTACAGCTGACGGCGTAAGGATTGGCTCGATGTTTTTCGGGCTGTGTTTGTTCGCCTGGTTAGGGCGGATGGTCATTCAATCAGCAAAACTTTAAGGAGTTATTTATGCGTTATTTGCAACGCTTGGGGGCTGCTTCCACGCTGCTTTTTGCATCGCTTTATGTGCATGCAGATAGCCTGTTGCCTGCCAACATCGACCAGCAATTTACCGACGTCAAGGCCGACATGGTTAAGATTTTCGGTCTGTTGTTCGTTTTGGTGCTGGCTATCGTTGGTTGGCGCTACTTAAAACGTGCGGCGTCATAAAGCCGTCACAAAACCAAACGGGGGGCTTTTGCCCCTCTTTTTTTAATGCCGTCCGCAGCAAGGCGGCGGCGAGGGACGAGCGCCGCCTTGCGGACGGCATTGCTGGAGATTGAATAATGATGGGTTGGTTATGGTTAATTTTTTTAGGCTTTGTACTGCCGTTTTTTTTATTTCCGCGATGAATGTTTCATTTGCCGCAGGTAAATGTGTTTCTACCACGGTAATGGAGGCCAGTTATTACGATGGGCCCTGTTTTGATATGCCGCGTGGCAGTAGCGCGACGGTAGAAACTTCGCGCTATCGTGCCTTGCCTAATGGCGCGGTTGAGCAGCGGGTTGGGGGTGGCATTACCATGAATGCAGGCAAGGTTAAAGCGCCGTGGTATGGCCGTTTTGGTTGGTCGCGGGCAGGAGTACAGAAAGCCGTCCGTATAGGTCTCAAGGGTATCAAGCGCACCGGGTGGGGCATTATTGCCGGATTGGTGATTGAGGAGTTATTGACGCGCGCGGGCTGGTGGGTCGATGAAAATGGCGATTTGGTCTATCAGCCGGATGCCGACATTGTGCCGGTTGAGGGGGCATATCAGTCGTCTGGGCAGCATTATTACTCAACGCCCAAGGAGGCTTGCGAACATACTTTTGGCTGTTATGGCATGAGCGTCAAAGCCTGTAATCCGATACACAAAGGTTATCAGGCGCCACCGTCGCAGGATTTGCCGGAGGGGTGGTGCGTGGCTGATAACCCCAATGATGGCTATGGCATTTGGCGGCAAATCAAGCGATGTCCGGCTGATTTGGTGCAGACCAAAGATGGCTGCGCCGACAAAAACCCGCCCAAACCGCGTCCGGTTACGCCGCAGATGATTGATGATTTGGATTTGTCCGGTTATCAGCCCTCTGACCGTGATGCCGATTGGCTCAAGCGTCATTTGGGGCAGCCGCAGACGCAGCATTATGACTCGGTGCCGCCTGTGCAGGGGCAACCGGAAACGACGGTTAACCCGGATGGCTCAACGACCGAAACACAAACCCAATATCAGCCGCAAATTAACCCTCAGGATGGCAGTTATACACCCAATCCAACGGTGACAATCCGGGAACGTACTACCGAACGCCGTTATCGTGACGGCAAAAAAGAGGATGAGAAGACCAAGGACGTAGAAAAGAAACCGGGCGATGGCGATAAAGAAAAACCGGGGGCGGATGACAAAGAAAAGCCAAAACCGGGCGATGACGGCAAGGAAAATCCTGGTGGCGGTAATAAGCCTAATCCCGGCGAGAAACCTAATCCCGGCGGCACTTTGCCCAAGCCTAATCCTGACCCTGATGCCAAACCGGACCAGAAAGAAAAGCCGCAGTTGAAGGATTGTGCCTTGATGCCGACCTTATGCAAATGGATGAAGTGGACGCAGGAGGATGTGCCGGATGAACCGGATTTGGAAGACCACAAACGCGAGATTGATGTTACCGATATTGAGAAACATAAAACCATTTCGTTCGGTGCGAAGAGATGCCCTACGCCGTATACGTTGGATTTGGCGTATCGCAGTTATCAGTTTGAGTTTGACCAGTATTGTGAGTTCGCGCGCAATTTGCGTCTTTTCGTGCTGGCGGCGGCTTATATTTTTGCAGCGCGCATTTTGATTGGTTCGGCGAGGAGTTGAGTATGGGTAAGTTATTGATTGCCGTCGGCGGTTATGTACTGAGTAAATTTGTCACCAAGTTGTTGGCAGCGCTTGGTATTGCTTTCGTGACTTATAAGGGGCTGGAGTTTTTGCTTAACAAGGGCTTTGACCTGATTGCGCCGACGATGAGCGGGCTTCCGGCGCGGATTTTGGATTTGATGGCGTTATCCGGTTTTCCGGAGGCCTTGACCATCATTTGCAGTGCCATGTTGACCGCAGCGGCGTTGCAGGCGGCGAAAGTCTTTATCGGCAAGGCGAAATAGGGGGGCATTATGCTGACGCTGATTACTGCGGTGCCAGGCTCCGGCAAGACGCTTTACACCGTGCAACGGATTGACGAGTATCTGATGCAGCGAGAGGCCGATCCGGAAACACCTTTGGAACCACGTCCGGCACGGCTGGTGTTTACCAATATTCCGCTGGACGTGGAATGTTTCCCGGAGCCGGGCAACATTACCCTGTTTGACACGCCGGAGCCGGGCAGCAAAACCGAGGTGTTCGATTGGCGCGACACGCCCTCTGGCTCGCTGATTATCTACGACGAGGCGCAGTTTTTTTTTCAGACGAAGGTTGACAATAAGCGCACGCAGGAAATCATTGAGGCGATGAGCACTCATCGTCATCAGGGCTATGATATTGTTGTTATTACGCAGGCGCCGCGACTGTTAAATGCTACTGTCAAAAGTCTATGCGGTAAGCATATCCACCTTTATCGGGCGTTTGGCATGGAGGGCGCGACGGTCTATGAGTGGCAACATCAGGTTGAAAACCCGAACAGCCGTGTTGAGCAACTGCGCGCTGTGCAGACGATTTTCAAATTTCCGAAACGGTATTACGGTTATTACGAGAGCGCCGAGCAGCACACGCACAAGCGGCATTTTCCGGCAAAGCTGAAGCGATTGTTGGCGGTTATGTTGTTGGTATTGGCTGGTGTTGGCTATTTGTTTTGGCGCGATGGCGGTCTTAATATTGTTACGGGTGGCAAGGCGTTGACTCCGGCGGTGTCTACCGTTACCTCTGGAGCGGTTACGGCGGTTGACGGGGCGGCTGCTGAGGTATCGCCGGGGGTGTCAACATCGACGGCAGCGGCGAAGGTGGAGCCGGATTTGCGAGACTTGCCTTATGGTTGGTCGTCAACGCCGACGGCGGCGCCGGTGATCGGTTGCGTGGCCAATGCCAAGCGTGGTATTTGCCAATGTTACGGTGCCGACGGTGGCACGGTGGCGCTGGAGCAGGCGCAATGTTTGTCGACGTTGGCAAAGCCTATCCCTCGCAGCATCATGCGCAGATAGTTATCCGCAAAAAATGTGGGCAACTTCTTAGAATGAATATTA